TGCCCCACGTTCACACCACCCCTGTCCCACGTTCACACCACCCCTGAACGTGGTTCACCCAATACATCAATTATACATCAATCAACCACCAATAATATAATAGGCATTCCCGATTGGATGCCTTCAGAAGCTTGGCATGGATGGGTTGAAATGCGGAAGATGAAAAAGAAGCCGCTGACAGCCAGAGCCGCAACGAAGGCCATAAACAAGCTTGATGCAATGCGCCAAGCTGGTCAGGACATTGCGGCAGTATTAGACCGAAGCACATTGAACTGCTGGGCAGATATTTACGAAATAAAGGGGCAATCACATGGAAAAGAATTTGATGGAATGGGCGTTACAGAACGAGCAGCCCGACAAGCATTGCACGAAATATCAGGCGGCACTGGAAGCTTTGAAAGCGGCGCAGGACAAATATCGACAGGCAACATCACAGGAAATAATCACACTCTTATCACCGTGTCTGATGCTGTGCGCACCATCAGGTATGCAAGAGACGGAACGGACAGCTTGGTATAAAGCCGCCATCATGACGGTGAACCATATACCGCTGTCGATATTGCAACGCGCCTGTGAGCAAGCCCGTCGTAACTGCGACCACCCTGCCAAGATTGTGCCGTTTATATGCAAGTTTGAGCCTGAAGCCGTGCGCTGGGCCAATGACGCGATACGCTATGCACAGGCACAGGTTGATAACTTCAATGCACCGCGCATCGCCAAACAAGAGCCGGATTACATCACAGCCGATGAACTGGCAGAACTGAAGAACGAATTACTGCAATCACTGAACACCAACAAAGGGATGAACTAATGATTTATGGCAACCTAATCCGTGAATGGGCCAAAGACCGCAACCTAATTGAAGGCAGCACGGTTCAGGCTCAATTCGTAAAGCTGATAGAGGAAATCGGGGAACTGGCTGAAGCCATTGCCAAGGGCAAAGACGAACAGTTTATGGATAGCATTGGTGACGCTTTCGTTGTGCTGACCATCTTGGCAGCGCAAAAGGATTTGGAAATTGAAGAATGCGTCGTTCACGCATGGCACGAAATCAAAGACCGCAAAGGCCGTATGGTGGACGGAATTTTCGTCAAAGAGGAATAAATGCACAAAAAATGAAAAAAGGGGTTTACATGGTGTGAACCCTTTTTTATAAGGAGCCATCAACCAAGGGGTTCTACCCCGCCACTTAAGGAAAAGACCATGACAAATTTTACCGCTTTCAAAGTTTACTGCACTGAAGACAAGTTTTGGGCGATGCATGATTGCTTCGACGATGTTCGCAATTCTGATACGTTCAAGGACTTCCCAGAAAACAGCACACCCAACGCCGTTAAGGTTAAGACCAACAATCGTTCAGTCACTTTTTCGGTTGATACCAACGATGCCTTCACAATGGCTTGGGCTAACTTCATGGTTAATTGCTGGAACAAATAATTTTTAGAGGCCTAGCCTCGCCAATACGGAGATGTAAAATGACATTTATCACGCAAGCAATCGAAACTAAATACATTAAAGCCACCAACGTCACTGGCGGACGCATAAAAGCAATGGCATGGGCTGGCAGCGTCACACTTCCATACGACCATGAATTAAGCGTCGAAAAGAACCACAAGAAAGCCGCCTTTGCATTGCTTCTTAAACTGCGCTGGAACGGTAAATATGCCCAAGGCGGCAACGTCAAGGGCGATGGCTACTATTTTGTAAACGTGGAGGGCGCATAACATGATGACCAAACTTGATAGGCTGAAAGCACGGGCTGCTAAATACCAAAAAGAAGTGGACGCTGGTTACAGTTTTGTAGGTCGAAATGGTGTGCCACGCCATACACCATTGCAGAACACTCTTAACTTCATAAATTCAGAAATTCGTTTTTTGGAGCGCACAGCATGACACCCCGCGAAAAAAACCTGACCATTATTGACCACATTGCATCCGATTATGGATATGATAGGCATGACGTTATTGGCAAAAGACGCTTTAAGGTGCTGGTCGAAATCCGTTACGAATGTATAAAGCTATTCCGTGAACGTGGTTATAGCACACCAGAAATCGGTCGCATCATGAAGCGCGACCACAGCACCATTGTTCACGCATTGCAAAAGATAGCAAAAATGGAAGCGGCAGAATGAAACCATCAGATTTAAAGTTGGCAAGAAATTTTCTTGGCTACAGCTTAAATGATATGTCGGACGCATTGCGTCTATCTCCGACAACGGGTGCGACCACCCTTCGCAAAATGGAAGCTGGCAAGGTTAATATCACGGGGCCAATTTCCGTTGCTGTTGATGCGATGCTGAAGGGTTATGACCCATTTGAGGACGAAAATGATGATGACTGCTACGGATTATATGAGCGACCTGATACGCTATAAGCATGGCGTAGATAAGGATAAGGCAGCACTGCTTGCCAAATGGCGCAAGCATCAGTGGTCAAATGAAACAATGCGGCAGTGGGCTAATTGGCAATGGAAAGAATTTGTCGGGTAATTATGCGACAGTTGCCAAAATGAAAACGAGTGTATAACAAGGCGCAATGAGCAATCCCAAAATTGAACAGCGCCTTGTCGCTGACTTAATCCCATATGCTGCAAACAGCCGCACCCATTCCGATGCCCAAGTCGCGCAGATAGCGGCAAGCATAAAAGAATTTGGCTGGACAAACCCAATTTTGATTGATGGCGATAACACCATCATTGCAGGGCATGGGCGTTTATTGGCGGCACGAAAGCTTGGCATGGAAGAAGTGCCAGCTATTATCCTTGACCACCTTAGCAAGTCACAGCAACGCGCACTTGTAATAGCCGACAACCAGCTTGCCCTTAACGCAGGGTGGGACATGGAGATGCTAAAGGCAGAGATTGAAGACCTTAAGCTTGATGGCTTTGATTTGGATATTCTGGGCTTTTCTGATGCAGAATTAAAAGATTTTTTCGATGAAATGGATGGCTTAGGCACATCATTGGATGGTGACAAATATACCACCAAAATCACTGTTCCAATTTATGAGATAAAGGGCGCAAAGCCTGAACTTGCAGAAATTTTTGACCGCACCAAAACCAAAAGCTTGCTTAACGACATAAAATCGGCCGATTTACCAGATGATATCGCTGAATTCCTAATCGCGGCAGCGGAGCGGCACACAAAATTTAATTATGAAAACATCGCTGAATTTTATGCCCATGCTGAAGAGCCATTACGCAAGCTTATAAGGGACAGCGCCCTTGTCATCATCGACTATGACGCAGCCATAGAACATGGCTATGTAAAGTTGACCAAAGAGTTGATGGAATTGAGCGACGAACATGAAGACGTTTAATGGTCAAAAATTCGCGGTAATTATTCCCACATACGGCAGACCCAACAAAGTTTTTACGCACAGAACACTGCGTAGGTCTGGCTTTACTGGCGACATTTATCTGCTCTGCGATGATAGCGATACATCGTTGGACGAATATAAAAAAATCTATGGCGATAAGGTTCTGGTTTTTAGCAAAACCGATGTCATTGGCACATTCGACCGCATGGACAACTTTGACCGCCGAAATGTGGTCGTTTATGCCCGAAATGCTATTTACGAAGCCGCGAAAAGCGTCGGCCTAAAATACATTTCAGTGCTTGATGACGATTACACATCATTGCGCTATCGCGTAAATGCCAATTACGAATACAAGAGCGCCGGAAAAATGGAAAATGCAGACAGCGTGTTTGCCTGTTTTTTAGATTTTCTGGAAACCACGCAATGCAGCACAATCTGCTTTGCCCAAGGTGGTGATTTTATAGGCGGCAAAAGCAATGTTCGGCTGGCTGTTAAAAAAACACCGCTGCGTAAAATGATGAACCTATATTTCTTCGACGTAGACCGCCCTGTCGAATTTATGGGGACGATTAACGAAGATTTGACCGCATCGGTAGCAGAGGGAATTGTTGGCAGGGTTGTTTTAACCACACCGCTGGTCACAATCGAGCAGATGGCGACACAATCCAATTCTGGTGGCTTAACCGAAATCTATCTGGATTTAGGCACATACGTCAAAAGCTTTTATAGCGTCATGTATGCACCAAGCGCCGTGCGGGTCGCATCAATGGGAACATCATCCAAGCGGCTGCATCATCTGGTATCTTGGAAACACGCAGCGGCTAAAATTATCAGGGAGACAGTATGACCTATGCGTTAACGATATGGTCGGAACTGCCCTTGGCTGTAACTGCGTATATCATGGTGCAACCATCGCCAAACTGTTGAGCATATTGCTTCGCTTCTTCGATGGTATCGAACTGCATACGAGTGCGAGTGCTGGGGCGGCGACCACGGATGGCTGTAAAGTAAACTGCATTGTTTAGGCAAAATGTTTGGCGGCTATCTAAATTTGTCATGTAATTGCTCCTTGTGATATGAAACATTTAATCGACCACAAATATATGTAAAGAGGTTTTTTCAATGGCTGATACAAAGCTTACAGCAAAGCAAGAGGCTTTCTGCCAAGCAATAGCTGATGGCATGGGTCAAGCAGACGCTTATCGCATCGCCTATGACGCTGAAGGCATGAAAGATAACACCATTTATGTCAGGGCGTCTGAACTGATGAACGAGGGTAAGATTAAGGTAAGAGTGGCAGATTTAAAAAAGGCTTTGTCAGATAAGCAATTATGGTCGCGTGAAATGTCGGTAAAAGGGCTTGTTGCCGCATATCGGGTCGCCAGTGACAGCAAGAACGCATCGGGCATGACGGGCGCAATTAAAGAGTTGAACGCAATGCATGGGTATAACGAACCCGCCAAACTATCAGTCGATGTTCGCGCATTGACGCCTATCAAGGATGAAGACTGGCTTTGACCTTCACACCAAGCCAAAGTGATTTTATTTACAGCACAGCCCCATTCCCTGCCTTCGTTGGTGGCTTTGGGTCTGGCAAGACGGCTGCGGGTATCGCACGGCTAATGAGGTTGAAGCGGTATTGCCCAGAGCAAGATGTTGCGTATTATCTGCCAACATATCCGCTTATTGAAGACATTGCCTTTCAACGCTTCCCCGCTTTGTTTGAGCGCAACGGCATCCCATATAAATTAAACCAGCAAAAGGCCGTGCTTGAAACAG